TTATGATTCCCGCCGCTTCGCCGCACTGAACCTTCCCCTGGCGGAGCCACACGATTTCGGGGCGTAGCGCAGCCTGGTAGCGCACTTGCATGGGGTGCAAGGGGTCGAAGGTTCGAATCCTTCCGTCCCGACCAAATAAAACGAAGAGGGTCAGTGACTTACGGGCACTGGCCCTTTTTCGTTTCTGGACCAAATCAAAACAAAATCAAAATGAAATCAAAACTCAGCCGGTGATCTGGCTCAAATCCAGGTCGGCAACGGCCTCGGTCCACACCACCTCTTCGTGATCCGCCTCGTAGTTCTTGGTCATCTTCCGCGTGCTGTGCCCGGCCAGCTTTTGCCCATCCTTGCCCGCTTTTTTGTACAGGTGCAGGCTCAGGGCGCGCAGCTCATGGAAGCCCGGCTGTTGGGCCGGTGACCAGTCTGGGTAGGGATTGGCGGCGTCCCTGGCTGCTTTAAATGCCCGGGTGAGATAGCGGGTATCGACCTGGGTCCAATGGCGGCCGCTCGCTACCCGGCGCTCCGGCTTGCGGTGAACCAGGAACGGGGAGGGCACGTCATCCCGGCAGCGGGCCACCAGAGCTTTGAGCTGCGGCGTCATCGGTAACCGGATCCAGCCGGCATCACTGGCACGCCGGGTCTTGTGCTGGGCAACGTGCAGCGCGTCGTCCCAGATGTCATCAAACCGCATGGTCGTGATGTCCTCGCGGCGCTGGGCGGTCAGCAGGGCCAGATCAATCGCATTCTGCAGCCAGGGCTCCGCCACGGCATAGATCGCCTGGACGCCGGCCACGGTATGCCGACGCCGCGCCTTCTTCTCGGGCCTGGGTATCGTCGCCTCGGCGGGGTTGTCCGCCACCAGACCTTTTGCGGCCGCATGGTTGAGCAGATCCGCCAGGATGGCACGGGCCTGATTCGACGCCCGCGGCGTCAGGCTGTCGAGGAACGCCGAGACCATGCCGATGGTGATCTGGGCGACGTCACGCTCGCCCAGCGCCGCCCGGATCTGCCGGAAGCGCACCGCGTACAGGTCCAGCGTGGCCTGGGCCAGCTCCCGGGGCGGCAGTACCTGGGCCTCGTAGTAGTCCAGAAACCCGTTGAGGCTCACGGAATCGCCCATCACGTCCGCCACCAGGTCGCCGCCGGCCATGAGCAGGCCGTTAAGCTGGTTCGCCGCGGCGACGGCCTTGGCGCGATCTACGCCCATGCCGTGCCATGTCCCTGTGTCCGGCCGGCGGTACTTGAACGCCCGGCCGTTCGCATAGAGGTTCGGCGGCAATCCGCTGTTTCGCTTCTTCCTGGGCCTCGGCGCCATCAGCTCGCCCTCAGTACGGCATCGACCAGTTCGTCGCCAGTCTGGCGCTGGTAGGCCGTCCAGTCCACAAACCACAGCTTGCCCACCTGCTGCCCGGGCAGATCGCCGCGCTTGAGCTGGTTGCGTATCGCCTGGGCGGTGAGCGGGGTGCCGTTCTCACCCCAGACCCGCCGCTGGAACTCGGTGATGTTGATCAGTTCTCGCTGGAGCATTTCAGCCTCCTTCCTCCTGGGTGAGCAGGGCACGTGCCTCCGTCAGTGCCTCCGGCATTTCGCCATCGGCATAAAGCTGGCCGGCATCCCGGCAATCGCCCCATTCGCCATCCACCTTGACGGCGTAGATTTCGAGCATGTCGGCGGCTTTGGCGAGCGCTGTTTCCAGAGCTGCCATGCGCTCCCGCATCTCCGCCAGTTCCCTTTCGGCCACCGGGTTCCCGGCGGTCACGTCGTAGAGGTCCAGGTATTTGCCCATCATTCCTCCCTGCCGCGCTGGCCGGCCAGCGCTTGCATGGTTTCGGACCACCACAGCCGCTCGGCGTGCTGTCCGGCCTCGTATGCTGCATCAATCAGTCGGGCCAGAGCCGCGCCTGCGTGGTCATCATCGAGGGCGACAATTGCGGACCCATGCCCTGGCACGTGGAAACAGGCATGGCCGGAGCGATCATCGGGCGTCGCGGAGTTCGCGTACCATTCGTATCTGAGTTTCACTGCTCCCCTCCCTCTGCCATGGCGGCAGCGGCGCGATGGTCGAGACTTGCCGCTTTGGCGTTCCATGCCTCGATGTTCACGCCGCGAAGATCATCGCGCTCGGTGCCCCAGTATCCGATCTCTACCCCGATGGGAGTAATTTCGTACCAGCCCCAAGCGCCACCGTCTGTCTCTCGGTGCCGGTTTTTCTTCCGCTCAATACGCAGCACCGGGTCTCCGAACATGAATCCGTTGGGTGGCCGCCGGCGCGCGATATAGCGAGCCAACGCCGGCAGATAGTCTTGTGGCTCCAGCAGCTCGCGGTCTGTGCGCTCAGCGGTCATGGGTCACCTCCACCGGCACATGCCAGGGCAGTTCGCGGAACGGGTGATGTGCGTAGTAGCCGGAGTAGGGCAGCAGGGCCATGAATAACCGGTACCAGCCGGGCATCCAGGTCGGCACCAGCTTCACGGTCAGCAGGTACGCTGCTGCTCCGGCGATCATCAGTGCGATGTGTCGGGTGCGCTCAGTCATTGGGTTGTTCCTCCTGTATGGGTGGCCCGACCAGAATTGGATAGGCGGGATCATCCAGTTGGCAGACGAAAAGAAACAACCCAAACAGCGCCTCTGCGACAACCAGCAGTGCATCCAGGGCGACGTGCTTCCCTGCTACGGCTGGGCACTCGGTGTCGAGATCGCCGAGCCACACTGGGATGCCGAACATCCGCCCATGGTTCGTGTATCCGGCGGCTAGCGCTTCCTTCTCAGTCAGGAATCCCAGCATCACTCACCCTCCTTCCCGGCGCGGAGACGGGCGGCTTCGGCGCGAAGAAATCCTGCTGCTCGGACCAATGTTTCGGGGTTGCCGGGCATCCGCTCAATTTCAAGCGCGGCCCATTCAAGGATTCCGGCTGGGCATGCCGCTATCTCCCGCTCGTCCGGGGCGGGGGCGGACAGCATTGGCAGCCACCCAAGGGGCTCGCCCTCACCGGCCGTGAAACAATCCTGCTGCCAGTCCCAGCCGGCAATGTGCCATTCGTCGTCGCCGGAATCGTCGTAGGTGTTCGCCCCGATGGTCCAGGCAGGCCCCGAGTCGAACCCGTCATTGACTCCGTGGTTGGTAAACTGGACCAGCAGCAGCACCATGGTGCCGTCGCGTGGCGCGGTGGACATGGGGCGCGGGGTTCCCGGCAACCCATCAGGATCGCTTACAGGTTGCTGGGCTGCGGGCATGTCACAAGGTCCGGTGCCAGGGCGCTTGCAGGGCTGGCTACGACAGCATTCCGGCACCGCCACCTGGGGCGCCCGTTCCTTCAGCAGCCCCAGCAAGTGCTCTTTCTCACGATGCAGGGCGCGGTATGCCGGGCTGGACTTGATGGCCGTCTCGGTCAGGCCCGCCACCTGGGGCGCGGGGTGGCCCAGTGTGGCCAGCGCCCGACCGACGGCGTTGTACAGCACAATCAGGCTCTCCGGCTTTTCAGTCATCACTGAGAAGATGCGCCCGGCCAACTCCGTGCCGCCCATGCCAGACAGTTCCGGACGGTATGTGCCGACGTCGTGGGCGGCATTGTCACGGTAAAACGCCACGCCTGCCGCGCTGGCAGTGCCCAAGTCGCAGATCAGCACGTCGCCCGCGCCAATTTCCAAGTCCACCGCCTCCCCCTCGGCATGGGAGCGGATACCCTCGATAGCTCGCTGGGCTGCAACCCACTTCTGCCCGGTCAGTGCCGAACTGTCCGGCCCCGCCGTTTCATACAGGCCATCGAGGAAACTGATCAGATCCTGCTCGGTTTTAAACTCCCGTCGTTCGGCATGGGAGAGGGCCTCCAACTGGCTGGCAACGGCGAGCATTTCATCGTGGGCAGATTTCGCCTCTTCCTCGCCGTCCCAATTGCCGCTCAGGGTGTGGCCCTGCTGGATTCCGAGCGCCTCTTCCCGAAGCATTTTTACCGCTCGCTTCAGCACTTCTCTCTGCTGCTCAGCCATTGCGATCTCCTAAAACTCAAATTCCCACCGGTAACCGGCGCTGATGACGTTGAACCCGTGGTCCTGACCCGTCTCCATACTGCTGACGTGCTGGCCCTGCAGGTAGAAATTGCGGTACTCCACGCCGATCTGAACGTCGGCCACCCAGTCGGGCAGGGCGGTGTAAATCTCGGCGCGGTATTCCTGGCCCCGGATGATGGCTTTCTCTTCCATTCCGATCTGGTAGCCCATGCCGCCCTGGACGTAGATCGTCGGGTCAGCCAGGGCGGCGCAGGGGAGCAGTAGCAGTGCGTAGCGGATCATGGGCGGCTCCTCAGAACGGCAGATCATCGGGGTCGTCTAAATCATCCGCCGGGGCGGATTGCTGGCCGCTGCCGGTATTGGCCGGCTCGTACCCCTGGGGGCTGCCGGACTGGCGCGGCTCGCCCTGCAATTCGATCTCGCGCACCAGCACCTCCAGCGACATGCGCGTCTCGCCGTTGGATTCGTACTCCCGCGCCTTGAACTCGCCGGAAATCGTGGCCTTGCCGCCCTTGAGGATATGAGGCGCCAACTTCTCGCCGCGCTCGCCGAAGATCACCGCCGTGACCCAACTGGTGTGCTTGTTCTCGCCCCAGCCGGCCTCCACCGGGCAGCGAACCGTGGTGATGGCCTTGCCGTTGGGCGTGTAGCGGACCTGTGCGTCTTGGCCGAATCGTGTTGTGAAGGTGAGGATGTTCATTCTTCCTCCTCGTCATCGTCGGAACACTCGTCGATGCCCTGAACGCACCCCATGGACCACTCGCGGTCGCGGAAATCGCCACGAGGGTCGTTCTGACCTTCAGTGCCGAAAAAGTCGTACCCGCGAAGATCGTCCAGCATTGCATCCAACGCCTCGGCAATACCTTCTGCATCATCCGGATCATTGATCGCCAGTTCGCCAAGGCGCCCGACGACTTTGCTTACTCGCTGCTGTACTCGATTCATATCTCTCTCCGTTGTCAGTTCCCCCGAAGGGGATGCGGTGGCCGGTGCTGATCTCCGGCTTCGGTGGTCACGTAACCGCGTCGAATTGGTCATGCGTGAACCAGGGCGTGAACCCGGGCGCTTGGCAACTCGATACAGCGCATCAGCCTGCGCATTCACCGCATCGGAGGTGTGATCTGGCGGCGGTGTTCTCGGGAGCCCGTGGCCAGCGCCCCGCCGCGCGTCCCTCAGCTTTTCAGATCACACCCCGATAAGGTGGCCGGTTACGCCGGCCAGACGCCGGGGCTTTCTCCCGGGCGGTGCATGACTGCCAATCCTCCGTTCTGCTGCCGCCGATTCAGGGCTGGCGGCTGTGGCCTCGCGAAAATGTCAGCGGGTAAGGCCCGCCACTCCCCGGTGAGCGCCGGATTAAGCTGCTTGCTCCATGGCCTGGATGTACTCGACGGCGTCGGCGGACAGGTGCTTGAGCACGAACTCCCGTTCTTCGGCGTCCAGCTCGCCCAGCACTTCCTCGACGGCGCCACGGTCATCGCTGGAAACCGCATCGTGAATCGCGTCCTTGATGTCGTTGAACTGAGCGATGCCGCTTTTCTCCAGCTCGTCGGCCTGCTTCTTGCCCTCGACTTTGTGGCCCTTCTCGAATGAGTTGTAGAGGGCGATCCATACGTGATCGGGCAGGGACAGCCGCATCATGTAGAACTTCAGCGCATCGCCCTTGCGTAGCAGCTCCATGTACTCGGCGTGCTGCTCGATGGTGTAGGCCGTGCCCTCGGATTGGTGCAGGGCCTCGACGGCCAGATCCACTCGGCGCCGGTTCGGCGTTTGTGGCCAGGACTTGTAGGCCCGCTTGAGGATGGTTTTCTTCGCCATTTCCTCGTACCACTGTTTCCACGGGCCGCCGCCTTTCTGGTAAGCCTTGCTGGTGTCGCGAATCTTGTTGATTTCCTCCACCGGCATGACTTCCGTGAGGATTTCACCATCGGGCAGCTTGGCGATGCAGTACCCGCCCTTGATGGCGCCCCGGTCGCTGAACGGGTCTGCTTCGTGGTCCGGCGCCAGGGCAGGGCCGCGCCATGAGAATTTGTCGTGCTCGTAGACCAGCTCGACCTTTGCCCACTTGATGGCGCCGGCATCGGTGGCGATCTTGGAAAGGCCGCGATAGCTAATGTCCAGGCAGATCGCGCCATCACGCGGCACCAGGTAGGCATGGGCGCTGGCAGGGTTCAGGCTGATACCGATGGCCGCCACGTTCAGCACTGCGGCTTGCAAGCTGTTCGGGTTGTTCGCCGCCGTCTTCAGCGTGAACTCGTTTTTGAGCAACTGCTGACGGGCGAACAAGCATTCCTGAGCGAAATCCACCAGGGAGCCGTTCGCGGCGTCCAACTCCATGAACTTCGCTTCCTGCTTCTTGATGATGTCGATGGCCTGTACTGCCATCTGCTTACCTTGATTGCTCATGTCGTGCTCCTATCGAATAAAAGGCGGGGCGGACCCCGCAAACCGAATCAGCGCTTCGGTTCGTTCAATTCCTGTCTTTTCAGCCGCGCGATGAGTTGGTTCACTTTGCGGTGCGTGTAGATCATTCGGCCCCGGTACTTCGCCTTACCGCCAGACGGCCACCAGTCAATGCGCTCACCACCGAATACCCGCGAGAAGTGGTAGGGGCTGTGCTGGGTCCAGCCTTTGGTATCGGCCTTCTCCAGCATTTTTGCCCGGTGCTTCTTCGTGTCTTCGCGCACTTCGCGCCAGAGGTCGCCCATGTCACTCATTGCCGGCCTCTGTCGTATCGGTGTTCTGCTCGGCGAGGTAATCCGCATCGCGGCGAACCACGGCCACCATCATCGCGTTGCCGTTGTTGACGCTGACCTTGCCGAGGCAGTGCGACATCCGTTTGGTCAGGCCGGATTCCATGGGCATGGTCAGCATCGCCACGCGACCCAGCAGATCGGCGATGTCCTCCCAGCCCTGGAGTTCGTCGGCGAATTCATTGGCGGCCTCGAACGTCTCGTCGTCATCGCCTTGGAACTTCTCCGGATACGCCGCCTGCATCAGCTCGAACATTTCCAGGTCATCCAGCGGCTGGTGTTTGCGCTTACTCATAACTCGCTCCTGCTATCCGTTCCGGGCAGTCGTAGCCCTCTGCTGTCTCCGCCGGCCAGTGGCCCTGAGCCACCATCAGGCAGGTGGTGCGCTCCTCGGCCAGCGCGTCTTGGTAGTCCTGCTCACCAATGACCGTCATCAGGGCGACAAACGCGATGATCGTGGTGGCGCCCATGAGGATCTCGCCAAAGCTGTAGTTGCTCATGCCGGCACCCCGCTTTTCAGGTGGTCCATCAGCGAATCGAACGTGTATTCGCTGGGCTGGTGGTCGGTGCGGTCGTCGATGCGGCGGACTTGATGGCCAAACAGGCCCCACCCGGAGTCAGTCTGAAAATCTCCGCCGGTGACTGGTGGGCCGACCACCCAGCCGAACAAGCCAAAATGTGTTCGGGCATTGGGCGTCAGGCGCTCGAACCAATCCCCGACCCGCAGCGGGCGCCCGTTTACGTCGTGTCCGAGGATCTCGCTCATGACTGGCCCTCCGGTAGGCGGAGAAGTCCGGCGTCGTAGATGTCAGACAGGGCAGAACGGATACGAGGACCGTCTTTCAGGATGGTTGCCGCCACCGCCGCATCAATGACCCGATCCTTGTCGGATTTGAGGGGGCGCACGTCGTTAACATGAGTGCCGATATAGCTCCTGCGATCCGTTCCGTTCCGCCACACCACGGTGTCAACATCAACAGCCAAGACGGTAACTTTTGCCCATACTTTTCTGTTCTCAATCCATGCCTCAACCTCGGCCCCCACAGGCGGCAGGCCATCCTCGGGGCCGCACCATTGGGTGGGGCGGGGCATAAGGCGGTCATGAAACTCCGGCCCGTTGGCTGACAGCCTCCATTCGCGTCTATTGGGGGAAAAATACTCCCACCAGCCCTCATGTCGGCGATACCAGCAAACCTGAGGCTCGCGACTCAGGCCTTCCGGTGCGCAGTACGTCGCACCCTCCGGTGCCTCGTTCCAATCAATATCGCTCATGACACCGCCTCCGCAGTGATGTGTGTGTCTTCCAGTTCGGCTATGCCGTGGGTGATGGCGGCAAGGCGCTGGCGAGCCTCAGCGGGCGTATCGCCCAGCACCATAGTTCTGCCGCACTCGACGAGGCAGTAGAACGCCTTGTCGCCTTCCTCGAAGCGGATTAGGTCCAGCTTCTCGTCGATCTGCTTGATGCGTCGGTTCATCACGGCTCGTTCCTCCCTTCAAAAATCGTCTCCACCCAGCCCCAGGTCGGCGCGGCTTTCATCACTGCGTCGTGGAAAGCGTCCATGGCCTGCCGAACATGCGGCGCCCAGGTCCGGCGCGCGTCATCCGGCGCGAACACCGCCAGTCGGACAATCTCCACCGGATCAATCTCGCCGTCGGCCAGCGCGTCCTGCAGTTGGTCCCGGCTCATGCCAAACGTCTGGCGGCGGAACTCGCTCAGGCACAGCGGGCGGAACTCGGCGGCGCCAAACGCCAGGAACAGCACCAGCGCATCGAACTCGGATTCCAGGTGCTCCTGCGCGCTGAACGCGGTCTCGATTTCGTCCGACTCCAGGGCATCGGCCAGATACAACTCGCACCATGCGTCGTAGGCGGCACGCTGCGGATGCAGGGCATCCTGGTAATCCCAATCGCTCGCGGCTTGATGTGCGTTCATGGTTCGCTCCCCTGCGGGTTGTCCGTGTTGATGGGCTTAGAATATGAACCGTAAGTACACTAGTCAAGAACCAAAAGTACATTTTCTCGGGGTTATTTGTGACCGGTCAGTCACAAAAGGGGCGGGTCAGCGAAAAGCAGGCACAAAAAAGCCCGCGCTGGGCGGGCCATTCTGCGCCAAAGAGGCTAGTCACCGTAGCGGATGGCGACTCCTGGCTACGGCGGCCACCGCGAGGGTGGACTTAAATCAGGGCGGCGGCGCCGAAGGAGATTGCGGCGGCCAGGGCAACCAGGGTGATCGCGGTGCCCACGAACCACTTGATCATGGTCGATTCCACGGACTTGACGCTGGTCTCAACGCCGGACAGGTCAGCCTTGGTGGCGCCATGCTTCTCGATGGAGTCGGTGCGCTCATCGATCCGAGCAAGCGTTACCCGCATGTCTGCCGTTACCTGTTCCAGATTCGCTACACGCTGTTCCATATCGTCAGGCCCTCCGGGGCCTCCACCGTCTTTTCCGCCCTTAGAATGAGGCTCGTCGCGGTAAGATTCAACCATTTGTTCTTTGTAGGCGCTGTAGTCCAGAACATTGTTATCCATGATCCCCGCCCCCAGAGTTGCGCGCTTTCAGTATACTCAGCAGCTCCCGAATGATTGGCATTGGCCAGAATAGAGATATGTGACCGCAGTTGCTGCAGCTCAGCGCCAGCGTCGGGAGATGATGGTCATCGTCTGCGAATTCCAGTCTAAAGGCTCCGGCGTGCTGGATGCTTTCGAGGCTCGGGAAAAACACAAGCGTGTCGCTCCCGCAAAAGGTGCACCGCCATCGGCCCGAAACGCGGGCCAGTGCTGCGGCGAGATCAACATCATCCGCCTTGGCGATGATCTCCTTGATAGATTTTGGGTCCACCTCGGACATATCCCCTCCTGGGTTGTTGTTATTACATCGGGTCGTACTTGCCGATCACTACGCCGCAGATGCTCCATCCGCCGTCGATCTTGATGATCGGCTCCGGCCAGTCCGGGTTGCCGGGCTTCAGGAACGGCTCGCCCTCGTTGAACTGGATCATCTTGAGGGTGACCTTGGCGTCGCTGTGGCGCTTGGCCACCACGAATTTGCCGCTATCCGGCGTCCGGTCTGGGTCCACGATGACGATTTCGCCGCTACGGATGCGAGGGAAGTTGCTTTCGCCATCGACGCGCAGAGCATAGGTGCGCGGGCCGGCGCCGGGCGGCCGGAACGGCAACCATTCGTCGGCCATGCCTGGCTCGAATGGATCTTCCGCTTCGCAGAACTCGCCGGCTTGAACATAGCTGATGATTGGGATGCTGCCGTGGTTGGCCGGCCCCGGCGCCACGTCATCGCCCCATGGCTCCAACTCCTCGGCGACACCAGCCGCCATGGAGCCCTCGCCATATTGGAGCCACTGCTGGCTGACCCGTAACGCCTTTGCTATGACGCCCAACTTTTCCTGGCGCGGCATGGCCTCGCCGTTGAGCCATTTGCTCGCGGCCTTCGGGGTGGCGCCGGCCAGCTTGGCAAGGCGAGCGCCCGCGCCCCGCTCCGGCCACCCCTCGTTTGCGGTGGCGCGGCGCAGGCGCGCGGAGAACCGTTTTCGTACTTCTTCAGCATGAACCATAGGTACATTATCTTTCTTCTTGAATGTACTTTCAGTTCCGTTATAAGATGTACCGAAAGTACATATCGGAACCGGAACTATGTCCTTCTTCAAATCAGTTATCGACTCGGTAGGTGGCGTCAAGGCGGCCTCCAAAATCTGCGGGATCAGCCCTCGCGCCATGTACAAGTGGCTGGATAGCGGCTCCCTCCCCAGGACCGATTACACCGGCGAAACGAACTACGCCGACCTGCTGGCCGAAGCCTCGGACGGCAAATTCACCGCCGACGAACTGCGCGAGAAATTGCGCCCCGGATCACGCGCTGCCTGACCGGGCGCTTTTTATTTGGCTTGGAGTGAGAGAGCGAACATGAGCGAAACGCAGCGAACAATGCCCCTGATGGGCGCCATCGACACCGAGACGCGGGACGTTGACCCGGTCGCCATAGCGGGCTGCTCGCACTGGTCCCAGGCCCTCCGGCTGTGCCTTCAGCAATCCCGTGTGAAGCGCGACCAGCGCTCATGGGCTGATCTGCTGGGCATGTCAGTAGGAACCCTGAACACGCTCATGAACGCCGACCACCACGCCAAGCGGGGCGCCCGTGTTCGGCATCTGGATATGGATTTGGTGGCGGAGATCGAGGCGCTGGCCGGCAACAACGCAATCAGCCAGTACCAAGTCATGCGCAAGGCGCGGCAGTTGTATTGCCAGCGCGGGCAGGTGAGCCCGGAACAGGAAATGGCAGAGCTTCGGGCGCGGCTGGCCCAGCTTGAGGCGCAATCAGCTTAAACAAGAAAGCCCCGGCGCTGGCAGGCGGAACCGGGGCTTTGGTGGAGACTCGAGATGACTATACCGAAAGACGAAACGAAGCACCAGAGAGCCCAGCGGCTCGCCAGAGAGGCGGCAAAGCGCATGGCATCCAAGCCCTGCGAGCGCACCCGCCGGACGCTGTTCAAGCACATTCGAGAGGGGTTGGAGTAATGAGCCGCTACCGCAAAGTCGATCCGCGCATCTGGAACGACGCGAAGTTTCGCGGGCTCAGCGACAACGCCAAGCTGGTGTTCTTCATGTTGCTGACCCACCCGAACATGACCGCGCTGGGTGCAATGCGCGCCACGGTCGCAGGTTTGGCGGAGGAAATGGGATGGCTTCCGGAAGCCTTCCGGGAAGCCTTTCAGGAGGTATGCCGGAAGGGCATGGCAGAGCATGACCAAGAGGCCTGTTTGATGGCTCTCCCGAAGTTCATCAAGTACAACCCCCCGGAGTCTCCCAACGTGGTCAAGGCATGGGAATCTGCGCTGGACATGCTGCCGGAGTGTGCCCTCAAAAGCCGCGTCATTGCTGGTGCGAGAGCCTTTATTGAAGGGAAAAGCGAAGGCTTCCAGAAAGCCTTACCGGAAGCCTTCGCGAAGAGTATGCCTTATCAGGAGCAGGAGCAGGAGCAGGAGCAGGATATAGGTTCCGCCGCTGGCGGCGCCCCAGCTAAGAAATCCAGACGCAAGAAACCCGAAACCCCGATCCCTGACGACTTCCAGCCTGACGCTACCAGCAAGCAGAAAGCCCTGGAGTACGGGCTAAGCCTTTCGGCGGAGCTGGACAAATTCGTGAATCACGCCCACGCCAATGACCGCCGGCAGGTCGACTGGCAAGCAGCATTCCGCATGTGGCTGACCAATGCCCTCGAGTTTCGTGGTGGCCGGCGACAGGCAGCGGGCAACCCCGGACCCCGGAAGGAGCTTCGCCTTGACTGACATGATCGAAATCAGCGCCCGCCTGCACCGGCAGGCCACCCAGGCGGAGGACGCCATCATCGGCTCCGCCCTGATCAACCCCTCGGTCCTGGCCACCATGGACCTGACCCCGGCGGACTTCGTCACCGCCAATGGCCGGCAGGCGTGGCAGGCGATCACCCAGGCGGACATGGACGGCCCGGTGGACATCGTCACCGTGGGCGCCGTGCTTTCGGCCATGACCAACGGCCGTGACTGGCTGGTGTGGCTGTCCGAGCGCGCCCAGAGCACCCCGAGCGCAGCGAACGCCAAAGCCTACGCCGGTGAGCTGCGCAAGATGCGTCAGAAGCTCCGAGCCATGCAGCTTTGCTCCGAGGCGCTGGGGGAAATCCCGAACGGCGGCCCGGAAGTGATCGACGGGCTGATCGGCGGGCTGATGGACCTGATGTCCGTGGCCAAAAACTACGAATACACGATGAAGGAATCCCTGCGCGCCGCCACCAACCTGATGGAAATGGCCCGCAAGGGCGACCTGAAAACCGTCACCACCGGCCTGACCGACCTGGACGAACAGCTGGGCGGATTCCACGACTCCGATCTGGTGGTCGTGGGCGCCCGGCCGGCCATGGGAAAGAGTGCGCTGCTGCTGAATCTGGCGCTCAACGCCGGCACCGCGGTGGGCATCATCAGCTCCGAGCAGCCCCATGAGCAGATCGGCATGCGCACCCTGGCCATCGGATCCGGCGTGGGCCTGGGCAAGATCCGGGCGGCGCGGATGGATCACAGCGAGTGGGACCGCCTGCCCATGGCCATGACCAAGTACGCCGAGCGCGGGATTTTCATCAACGACCGCTCCGGCATTTCCATCATCGAGCTGGTTCGCCAAGCCCGCCAGTGGAAGCACGGCCAGGGCATCACCGCCCTGTACGTCGATTACATCCAGCGCATCAAGGCCAGCGACCCCCGGGCGAAGCGCCACGAGCAGGTGGGGGAGGTCGTGCGCGGCCTCAAGGAGCTGGCCCGCGAGCTGAACATCCCGGTGGTGGCCCTGGCCCAGGTGAGCCGCGACGTGGATAAGCGGACCGACAAGCGCCCGAACATGGGCGACATGTCCGACAGCTCCGAGATCGAGAAAGAGGCGGATCAGGTGATGACCCTGTACCGCGACGACGCCTACGACGAGAGCAGCCCCTGGAAAGGCGTCATGGAAATCAACATCGAGAAGAACCGCCACGGCCCCACCGGGAACGTGAAGGTGACCTGGAACGGCGCGGCCCAGCAGGTGCGCGACCTGGATACGAGGTACACGGCATGAAACTGACCAGCAAGAGCGAGGTGGCGTGATGGGTCGGCTGAGACTTGAGCGCCCGCGCAACGCCTTCCGCTACAAGGCGTTCTGGCGAGATTGCGAGCCTTTCGTGATGAACGATCGTGGCCTTCTTATCCACCGTCCACGAACCGTGGTGATGTGTCAGCTCTCCGGGTTCCCGTCTCATATCGGGGTCAGCTACTACTGCGGCAATCAGGCGTCCGGCGGGCGGAACTTCACGTTCCTGGCTGAGCCGCCAGAGGGCCGGCTGGTGTGCGCGGTTTGCGAGGCCCGGGCCCTGATGGCTGGCCTGCCGAGCACCGACGAAATTATGGGGCGCCATGTCTGCAAGGGGCGCGTTAAAGCTGTTCGTGATTGCTGCAAGGAGGACTCCCAATGAAAACCTCCGTCCGCGAATCCAGCCTCATGGCCTACGACGCCATCACAACCGCCGACCTGGGCCGCCAGGAAAAGCAGGTGCTCGCCGGCGTCGCCCTGCTGATCCGCACCGGCCAGCACGCCGATGGCTGGGTAAGCCGCCGGCAGATCGCCACCACCACCGGCCTGGAAACGTCCACCGTGGCGGCGCGCACCAACGCCCTGGTCGCGGCCCGCCGGCTGGTGGAGTCCGAGGATCTGCGCCGGTGCCCGATTACCGGCCGGAACGTGCATATGGTTTCCCTGCCTGCGCCGGCAGGCGAGGAGGCGGCATGAGAAAGTTTTGGACTGACGCCGAAGACCGCTGGCTGATCGACAACTACCCGGACACGCTGGCAGAGGACATAGCAAAGCATTTGGGTCGCACTGTCCGGTCCGTTTATGCCCGCGCGAACGGCATGGGTCTCAAGAAAAGCGCCGAGTTTCTATCCAGCGAGGCGGCGGGCCGCACCAATCTGCTGAAGGCCGGAGAAAAACACAGATTTCACTCGGGGCAAACCCCGTGGAACGCCGGCAAGAAGGGTTGGCAGGCCGGAGGCCGCGCCAAGGAAACCCAGTTCAAGAAGGGGCGGAGGCCGCACACCTGGAACCCGGTCGGCCATGAGCGCTTGACCAAGGATGGATACCTGCAGCGCAAGGTCACGGACACCGGCTGCACGCCGCGCGACTACCGGATGGTCCACCACTTGGTGTGGGAGGAAGCCGGTGGAGAGGTTCCACCCGGGCACGTCCTTGTGTTCCGCAACGGCAACAAGAGGGACATCCGCCCCGAGAATCTGGAACTGATCACCCGGGCCGAGAACGCCCGCCGTAACTCCATCCATCGTTATCCGCCAGAGCTTCGCGCCGCCATGAGAACAGCGGGCAAGCTACGCCGGAAAATCCAGGAGGCTGAATCATGAAAAACCGCATCGAGGATCTGCGCAATCACCTGTTCGCCACCATTGAGGCACTGTCTGACCAGGACGACCCCATGGAGCTGGACCGGGCGAAGGCCATTTCTGAAGTGGCCCAGACCATCATCAACAGCGCCAAGGTCGAGGTGGAGTTCCTGAAAGTCACCGACCGGGAACGCGATAGCGGATTCCTGAGCAACGAACGACCGCAACTGCTGCCGATGCAAGGCGGTAAGAAATCGTGATCCCCATGGTTTCGGCTCAATGCCGTCCGAATAGGCCGCCCCGAGCCAAGCCTGAGCCAAGGCGGAGCCAGGCGCTAACCCTATTCACCGACCCTCTCGCTGCCCTGGAAGAGGCCCAATTCCAAGCCGAAATGACCGGCTGGCCCCAGGCCATCGTCAACGGCGAGCAGGGCATGACCGTCATGGCCAAACACCGGGCGCATGGCATGGAGATTCTGGAGGTGGTGCATGGCTGACACGATCACCCTGTTTGCCAAGGAGCAGCTTGGCGACCTGATGACCGAGCTCCTGCGCCGGGATTTCCCGGTGCGGGTCAAGATCACCAAGGCGTCCAGAACATTGCCTCAGAACGCGTTGTACTGGCAGTGGCTCACCGTCATGGCGACCCATTTCACCGAGCGCGGCTACACGCTCACGAAAGACGACGCTCACGACCTGATGCGCCACAAGTTCCTGGGCCACGAAACCAAGACGGTCGGCCAGACCGAAATCACCAAGCTGCGCAGCACCGCCGAGCTGGATAAGGGCGAAATGACCGACTACATGACCCAGATCGACAACTGGTGCGTGGACCACGGGTGCTACCTGCCCAAGCCCGAGGACAGCGAATACCAGCAGATCATGCGGGAAATGGGGGAAGTGGCATGAGCTTGGCCGAACGAGTAGACAGTCATATCGTCAACACCGAGGAGTTTTTCGCTCCGATGTCCGCCGACCTGGTGGACGGTCTGGTTGGTGAGTTCGAGGCCGCCAAGGCTCGCATTGAGTCGCTGGCTGCTGCAATGGAGGCGCCCGAGCATGAGGGCGTTCTGCATCATTTCATCGAAGGTAACGTTCCAGATCAGCGCCACACCATCCCGACCTCGGTGGCCGAGCTATTCAGGCTGGAGGGTGCCGTGGCGCACCTGACGGCCCAGTATTGGGACCGGGCACTGCGCCTGACCGACGTGATCGACTACATGCCCCAGGCGCGCCGGGATGATTGGTTTGAGCAGATCAAGAACCCACTGGGCAAGAAGGTTTGGGCTCACGAGGCTGGCCGTGGCCGCGTGGAGCGCTGGCAGGTTGAGCCGCTGCCGGCCTTCGAGGAGGACACGGTACGGTCAACCCTGCAGGGCTTGCTGGCCAGCCGCTCCCAGTTCTTCGCTGAGCGTGTGGATGGCATTTTCAAATCGCTGAGCCGAACCCATGTAACGAACCAGCCCCAAGGGTTTGGCAGGCGCATGATCTTGCCGAACGTGATCAACAGCTTCGGAGGTATCGATTACCGCCAGAGCGGCGTGATCAACGATCTGCGGTGCGTGATCGCCAAATTCATGGGTCGCGACGAACCAAAGTACGGCGCCACGGATTCGGTGATTGGTGTGGCCCGCCAGTTCAACGGCGAGTGGCAGGGCGTGGACGGAAATGCATTCCGAATTCGCATTTACAATGGTGTCGGCACCGCTCATATCGAGGTGCACCCGGACATGGCTTGGCGCCTCAACTCAGTTCTCGCCCACCTGTACCCCGCAGCAATCCCGGCGGAGTTCCGGCGCAAACCTAAGCGTCAGCGCAAGATCAAGGATTTTGAGCTGTTCGACCGCCCGCTACCGTTCTCGGTGATTTCTCTGTTGGCGGGCCTGAAAGAGGCGCACCGACGCGTCGAGAACCCAGGCTTCAACGAACCGAAGTTTCGACCTGTACGGCTCACCCGCCGGTTCGATTTCGACGCCCACCGCGCCGACAAATATGCGCTGGCTGAGGCCGTGCGGGTAATCGAGACAATTGGTGGCGCCAAGGCGGATGACGAGGACCACTGGCAATTCGACTACGAGCCGACGGAGGTACTGGATCAGATCATCTGCACCGGGGCCATTCCGGACCAGAAATCCCACCAGTTCTACCCGACCCCGGCGGAGATCGCGCAGGCCGTTGCCGAGCGTGTGCTTGATGGTCTGGGGCCTGGCGGCATGATCCTGGAGCCTAGCGCCGGCATGGGCGGCCTAGCCGATTTTCTGCCACGAGACCAGGTGCAGTGCGTGGAGGTCAGTCAGCTGCACTGGCAGGTTCTCCGCTCCAAGGGCTACGACGCCATCTGTGACGATTTTCTGATCCTCCCGCTGGGTCAATACGACCGGATCGCGATGAACCCGCCGTTCAGTGAAGGTCGTTGGCGGGCCCACCTTGAGCGGGCGGCGGCGCTACTGGCCCCGGGCGGCCGCTTGGTAGCGGTGCTGCCCGAGAGCGCCCGGGGGTCGGTGGAGCTGCCCGGGTGCTCCCTTGCCTGGTCCGACGTGTACAGCAACCAATTCAAAGGGGCCTCCGTTTCGGTGGTGATCTTGACGGCAGACAGGGAGGTGGCCTGATGCAAGGCGGCAAAGCACCCACCGCGCGCCAAAAGCGCTGGCAAAACTGGCTCCGCGACCAGGGCTGCGCCTGCTGCGGCATGCCAGCAGAGATCCATCACTGCGTCGGGTCCACTGGGAAGCACCGGAAAATCTGGATCGGACAGGATTTTGTGATTCCACTCTGCCCGCGCCACCACCGGCACGAGGCGTCGATCGACAAAAACACCGCCCAGTTCGTCACCGAGTATTACGGCAAGCCGCGGGACATCGGCCGGCGGGGCATGGAGAAGCGCATCTTTGCGGGGCTGGTGGCGCACTACCGGCGCATGAAGGGCGAGCTGCCCTGTTCGGCTGAGGTGCTGGCCGCGATTGAGGATTGGCACCGATGATCCCCAGCGAGAGCCAGGAACAGATCACCGTGGTGCGCTGGTTCGACCTGAGCCACCGGGATCTCAAGGGCCGGCTGGTGGCCGTGCCCAACGGTGCCCACCTAGCCGGCAGCGGCAAACAGCGGGCGGCGAAGATGGCGCGGATGAAGGCCGAGGGGTTGCGTCCGGGCTTCCCCGACCTGTTCCTGCCGGTGCCGGCCCAGGGCTTCCACGGGTTGGCCATCGAAATGAAGCGGCAGAAGGGCAGCACGACCAGCCGGGAGCAGATGGACTGGCTCAACTGGCTGGCCGAGCAGGGCTACATGACGGCGCTGTGTAAAGGCGCCCAGGCGGCCATGGACACGATCAATTCGTATTTGGGAGAAGGGCAATGATGGGAATGGTGATTCTGTGCGCGATCCTCTGGCTGATGCTGGGCGAGGCGGTGCGTTGGCTGGCCTTTGCTGGTGCGGCGAGCAGCCCGAGGCACAGGGCGATCATGAGTCGCACGCCGAAGTGGGTCTTCTGGGTGACTGGCCCTTTCGTAATGCTGGCCCTGATTTTGGGAGACTGAGATGAATGAGCGCTCTGGTTCTTATCCAAAGGCTTGGCCGCGCGTCCATGTTCGCTGGGGTGAGGTATCCGAAGCGGATATGAGGCTTGTGGCCGAGCGGCTCCGAAATGCCTCGTTTTCTGCTCAAGACGCCAGCAATGGCCTGCGTAACTTCGGGGCTGCAGCAGAAAGGGCCAGCGAGACTGCCCGAAAAATCCAGTGGCCCGGCAATCCAGAAGGAGGCGCCAATGGCTGATGTCGTTGATTTCGAGAGCGCCAAGCAGGCGCGATCCAGGCACATCGGCGGGCCGTGCCGGTGCATGAACTGCGGCCATGAGTGGGTAGCGGTGGCGCCTGCGGGCAGTCCCGCCGGCCTCGAATGTACCGAGTGCGGGCTCAGCAAGGGCGTGCTGCGGGAGTTCATTGGAGCGGATGTCGGCCAAGAGCGGTACGTATGCAATCAGTGCGAAAGCGACGTCTACATGATCGAGCCGCACGGAGCGGTCTGCGTCGGGTGTGGCTGGCTCCATACCTGGGACGATCTGGCACCTTAGGAGATTGGAATGGCTGATTCAGCGGATCGGGCCGGCGAACTGATCGAGGAGCGTATGGCGCAAGCCCTGGCCGGCCGTGGCGCACCTGCAGGCGAGTCCGAAGAGTTCTGCGTGGACTGCGACGACGAAATACCAGAACGGCGGCGGTCCTTGGGCGGCGTAACCCGCTGCGTGGACTGTCAGGGCATTTTCGAGGCGAGAGGGCGGTGATATGGCACTGGTGAATGATGGCGCCGAGCTGGCGCTGACGCAATGGGGCATCTGGTGCCGGAGCAACACCGGGGCGCCGCACGATGCGATAAGCTGGATGGGGCCGTTCCTGGACCGGATGCGAGGGCAGATCATCGATCCGGATGACCGGCCCGTCAGGCTGTGGGAAGATCCTGTGTGCGAGGCGTTCGACGCTCATGTGATGCAGTACATCCGCACCTCCCATCCGGACGAATTCAAGGCCTTGGCGGCTTACTATGCATTCCCCGCCGGTGACGACGACATGGTGACCAGCAAGACGGGGCTGGCGAAGCGCCTGAAGACCAGCCGGAACACAGCCATCAAACGCCTCGAGTCGGGCATCAAAATGGTGGCCATGGCGATGCACATGGCGGCCTGATGGGCGGTGTCCAAAAATCCACTGTCGATGTGTTGACTGTTCAACGGTCCAGGGGTATAAAAGAGTCAGATTCGAGAATTGCCTCTAAGCCTCAGCCCCGCGCTGGGGCTTTTTGCGTTCTGATACCCCCAATCACCGGCAAACGGTGAATTCTGCAGCCTGCCTTGTGCGGGCTTTTTTATGCGAGGTGTGCTATGGACTGGAGCCGCTGGCCGAACTTCTCAGCCGGGGAATTCCGGTGCTCGCACACGGGCAAGGACGGCATGGACCCTGCGTTCATGGATCGCCTGCAGGCCCTGCGCACCGAATACGGCAAGCCCATGGTCATCACCAGCGGCTACCGCGACCCGTCGCACCCCATTGAGGCCCGCAAGGCTTCACCGGGCGCCCATGCCAGTGGACGGGCGGCGGACATTGCTGTTCGGGGCGGCGATGCCCTGCACGTTATCGAGCTGGCGTTGGCCCTCGGATTCACCGGCTTTGGCGTCAATCAGAAGGGCGGCAGCCGGTTTTTGCATCTCGACGATCTGCCCAACGAAACCGGCCGGCCGCGCCCCTGGATCTGGAGCTACTGAGGTGAGCGACCTTCGGAGCTTCATCCAGCGCAACGGCTGGGCCAAGGTCCTGCTGGCGCTGTGGGGGCTGACCCTGACCACCCTGGTGGTGATCAAGGTGTTCTTCGATCCGCCGGACATCCCGACGGGCACCGCCGCCGCGTTCGCGACCCTGTTCGCGCTGCCGCCCCTGGTGGTGAAGTTCTGGCAATGGCAGCGGGATAAGCCCGAATGAGCTGGGCAGTGCTGCTACAGAAAGGCGGCCCCTACGCCGTCGTCCTGGCGGTGGTCGCCGCAATCGCCGCCGGCGGCTGGGTGGGTCGCGGATGGTACGAGGACAGCCGGGACCTTGCCGAAGAGCGCGGCGCCCAGGCCGCTATCGACGCCGCCATGGAGCGCGAATCCAAGATCGCCGAGAAGGTGGAAGGTCGCCTGGCCGACCTGCAGGCGAACGAACGCATCATCGACCGCGGGGTGATCCGTGAGATCCAGAATCCTGTTTATCGCAACGTGTGCCTGCCTGCTGGCGGTCTCCGGCTGCTCAACGCGGCCGCCCGAGGCGAGCCCGTACCAGCAGACGCTCCTGACCCGGTGCCCGGAGACCCTGCCGACCCTGAATGACGGGGAGGCCGGCACCGTCCTGCGCACCATGACCGAGTGGGCCAGCCAGTATCACGACTGCGCCACCCGGCATAACGGCCTGATTGAGGCCATCGGAGAATGAAGCGCTGGCTGTACACCACCGTGTACGCCCTGACGCTCACGCTCATCATCATTTTTCTTTTCTGGCTTGTGGCTGCGTGGCTTGCGCGGCAATGGTGGAGATCGTCCCGGGATGACACATGAGGAATACGACATGGACAGCATCCCCCCGAGACTCGGGGCAGTGGAGCAGGAAGTGCACACTCTCCGCCACCGCGTAAACGCCTTGGACTCCGAACGCTTGCCTCACCGGGTGGGCAACCTGGAGGCCAGCATCCAAGACCTGAACGTGATCCGCCAGGACACCACGCAGATGAAGGTGGTCCTGGCCAAGATGAATTCGTTTGTGCGCGGGGCGGTGTGGATTCTCGGGGGCCTGGTGACCATCGCCACCCTGCTGATCGCCCTGGCCGGCGTCATGCCCAAGATGGACGCCATCATCATCGAGAAGAGCGCACCAGCTGAGGCTACGCAATGACTAACCCGATTAAGCTTTATCTGGCTGAACGTGATTGCCAGACCGAACTTGGCGGCAAAGCCCTTGTGCTGGTTGATGCCAAAGGTGTCGTGGTTCGGGGCCAAAAAGCCCTCTCGCTGGACCAGTGCGTCGATAGTGAGTCGACCGTAACGGTGACCTTGATCGTTGACGGCGAGTACCTGTCGATCGGCGAGCCGCCGGAAAGCGCTCAGTGAGGGCGCGCTGCCAGATTATGGTCCGTGTCTCCCTGCGCTGGTGGTTGCCGCTTTACATCCTGGGCGTTCGCCTCATGAGTGAACTGACCGGCCTAGAGCCTGATCCCGACAAGGTGCGGTATTGGGTGAAGAAGGGCATCAAGTTCAAGGTAGTGCAACAGTAACCCGGGCGGTGCCCGGCAACGAGTAACTGGGCGGGGCCCAGGATAGGAGGACTCAGCGGTGCTGACTCCGAAGAGAGAGAAATTTGCCCAAGCCTATGTTGAGCTTGATTGCGGGGCGGCCGCTTACCGCGAGGCGTTCAGCACAAAGAACATGAGCGACAAGAGCGTCTGGGAGCACGCAAGTCGCCTGCTCAAGGATGTCAAGGTCAGGGCAAGGGTTGAAGAGCTGAAGGCGGAGCACAGGAAGCGCCACAATGTAACCGTGGACGACCTGCTCCGGGAGCTGGAGGAGGCGCGAGTTGCCGCCATGACCAGCGAGAAGCCCCAGGCCGCCGCCGCTGTTGGCGCCACCATGGGCAAAGCCCGCATTCTTGGGCTCGATAAGCAGGTTCTTGAGCATCAGAACGCGGCGGTAACCGTTGTTGTGAATCGCCCGGATGGAAATTAACCCGACCGTTCCTCAGGACCGGTTCATTTTCAGCGAGGCCCAATACCCGGCCATCGTCGCCGGCTTCGGGGCCGGCAAGACCGAGGCGCTGATCGTCCGCTCCCTGCTGGGCAAGCTGGCGCACCCTGAATCGGACAGGGCGTTCTACGAGCCAACCTACGACCTGATCCGGATGATCGCCTGGCCGCGCTTCGAGGAGCTGCTGTCCGACCTGAAAGTGCCGTACCGGCTCACGAAACACCCGCACAACGTCCTGGAGATCGACGGCTACGGCCGGATCATCTTCCGGAGCATGGACACGCCTCAACGGATCATCGGCTTTGAGGTCGGCGATTCGGATGTGGACGAGCTCGATACACTGAAACGGGACGACGCCGCCGAAGTCTGGCGCCGCGTGCTGTCCCGGAACCGCCAGCGCAAGGCGGACGGCTCGCCCAACACGGTAGGCGTGGCCACCACGCCTGAAGGTTTCCGCTTCGTCTACGAGACGTGGCACGAAAAGCGCCCACCGGGGTACGAGATCATCCGGGCGCCGTCGTACAGCAATCCGCATCTGCCGGACGGCTACATCGACAGCTTGCGCGACATCTACCCGTCGCACCTGCTGGACGCCTACATCGAGGGCGAGTTCGTCAACCTGACGACCGGCACGGTGTACATCCAGTTCGACCGGAAGCGGTGCAACACCCAGGAAACCGAGCAGGCCGGTGAGCCGCTGTTCATCGGCATGGACTTCAACGTCGGCCAGATGTCGGCAGTGATCCATGTGAAGCGCAACGGCCACCCTGTAGCGGTCGGCGAGATCAGCAACGGTTACGACACGCCGGACATGGTGCGGCTCATCAAGGACCGGTACCCAGGCCATGCCATCCATGTGTACCCGGATGCCTCCGGCGGTGGCCGGCGCAGCGTGGACGCCAGCAAGACCGACTTGGCCATCCTGCGAGAGGCCGGGTTCACGATCCACGCCCCGAAACAGAACCCGCCGGTCAAGGACCGGATCAATGCGATGAACGCGGCGCTCCAGAGTGGGTACAGGGTCAACGTCGACCGCTGCCCTGGGTATGTGAAGTGCCTGGAACAGCAGGCCTACAACCAGCACGGCGAGCCGGACAAGAAGCAGGGCCTCGACCACTTCCCGGACGCCGGCGGCTACTTCATCCATTACGAGTACCCGGTGATCAAGCCGGCCAGCGTCGGCCCCATCAAGTTCATGAGGTAACAGAATGCCCGTTGAAACGCTCCACCCTGATTACGAGCGCCATGAGAAGAAGGCGCGACGGGTCCGGGATGCGGTTGAGGGCTCTGACGCCATCAAACGGCGCGGCACCGAGTATCTGCCCAGCCCTGATCCAGACGATCCGGACCGGTACGCCAACTACAAGATGCGAGCCCTGTGGCTGGGCGTTACCAAGCGCACCCATGACGGCATGCTGGGCGCGGTGTTCCGCAAAAAGCCGGAGGCCGAGCTGCCGTCCGTTATTGAGTACATGCGCGACGACGCCGACGGATCAGGCATGAGCCTGACGCAGTTCGCCCGAGGCGCGGTCTCGGACACGGCAGTAAACGGCATTCATGGCGTCCTGGTGGACTATCCGGAGGCCGAGGACGGGCTGACCCGGGAGCAAGCTCAAGGCCTGCAGGCAACGCTCCGCGCCTACCCCTCGCCCACCATCATCAACTGGCGCCGTGACGGCGAGCAGCTGGCCTTGGTGGTCCTGCTCGAGCACTACGACGTGCCGGTCGATGAGTTCCAGGCCAACCAGGAGAAGCAGTATCGCGTCCTGAGCCTGGATGATCAGGGTTACTACGTTCAGCGGGTCTTCCGGCACAACGAGGAAGTATCTCGTTCAGAGCCGCGCATGGCGAACGGGGAGCGGTGGCCGTTCATCCCGTTTCAGTTCATCGGCGCCGGCAACAACGACGAGCACCCCGATAACCCGCTGCTGCTGGACATCGCGGACGTGAACATCGGCCATTACCGCAACAGCGCCGACCTGGAAGAGGCGTCGTTCATCGTCGGCCAACCCATGTTTCACGTCGATGTGGGCGAGACCAGCACCCAGGAATGGAACGATCTGAACCCCAACGGGGTGACCGTCGGCGCCCGTCGGGGCATTCAGACGAAGGGCGGCAAGGTCGAACTGGTCCAGGCCGAGGAGCGGAACCTGCCACTCAAACTCATGGAGCAGAAAGAGGCTCAGATGCTCGCCATCGGCGCCAAGCTGATCGAGCAGCGCGGCGGCAATGAGCGGGAGGAGGCCGTGCGGGCGCGGACCGGCGCCGAGAACGCCAACCTGTCCACCCTGGCCGACAACGTCAGCGATGCCCTGGAGAATTGCCTGGAGTGGGCGGCGCTGTTCATGACCAGCGCGGATGTGTTCGACGACATCAAGTTCCGGCTGAATCAGGAGTTCTACGAGCAGGGCGCCGACCCGCAAATGGTCATGGCGCGCATCCAGGAAGTGGATCGGGGCCTGATCGCCAAGGCGGATTACCGGGCCTGGCGCCGCAAGACCGGCGGCATTGAGCCGGACCGCACCGACGAAGAGATCGATGCGGAGGTCCAGTCCGGGGGCACTGAGCTTTGACCTCACACGGCAAGCTCCTTGAGGCCCTGATCCGGCACCAGATCTACATTCAGCAGTTCGGTGGCGGTCAGGTAAAGCGGGCGCTCCCCATATTGCGGGCGCTCGCCAGAGACCTGCAGCAGCGCATTGCTGGCGCCACAGAATTTCAGGCAGGGCGGATGGTGGCCCTGGAGCGCGACCTGCGCGAGATCATCGTCCACGCCACGACCGGCATTCAGGGCGCCTTGGAGCTTGAGGATTTCGCCGAGCAGGAAGCCGGCTTCGCCGCCAAGCTGCTGGCGTCTGGCGCCACGGTGGAGATTCGCCAGGGCTTCACGCCTGAGCAGATCCGGGCGATCACGACCCGCAGCAAGATGACGCTGCTCAGCGGCAAAACCCAGAAGCGCCTCACGATCCGCCAGGCCTTTGACGACTTCGCCCAGGGCGTTGGCCGCGACAGCATGCGCGTGGTCCAGGCGGGTGTCCTGGAAGGCAAAACGACGGATGCGATGGTCCGGGAGGTGTCCCGGCTGGTCACTACGCGGTCCCGGCAGCAGGCCGAGGCAGTCATCCGCACGGCCACCAACCACGTCGGCGCCACGGCCCGCGATGAGGTGTACCGGGCCAACGCCGACATTCTCGAGGGTGAGCGCTTCATGGCCACCCTGGACAGCCACACCACCATCACATGCGCCGGCCTGGACCGCACCCTGCACCCGCTGGGTCAGGGGCCGCGCCCACCGCTGCACTATCGGTGCCGCAGCATCCGGGTGCCGGAAGTGAAAGAGGAGTATCGCCTCGGGGGCCTCGGTGAGCGCGCCAGCATGGATGGTCCGGTGGACAACCAGCTCACCTACGGGGGCTTTCTGCGGCGGCAGAGCAAGGAGTTCCAGGATGACGTGCTGGGGCCGCGCCGTGCGGCGCTGTTCCGCTCCGGCAAGGTCAAGATCAACCAGTTCACCGATGACGCCGGCCGGGTGCTGACGCTCGATGAATTGGCGGCCCGCGAAGGGCTCACGCTGTAACAGACATTCGATTTACACGGGTCGCTTCGGCGGCCCTTTTTTATGCCTGCGGGGCAGGCGAAACCAGCAAACGGGGTTTGCAGACATGGCACTGAAATTCGAGATCACCAAGGAAGAGTTCGAGGCGCTGGAAGAGGGTCAACGGGCCCTGTACAGCGAGCACGGCGACGGTTACCGCCTCCAGGTGGACGGCATCGACCCTGCCGACGAGCTCAAAGAGGCCCTGCGCAAGGAGCGGGAAGAGCGGGCCGAGGCGAAGCGCAAGCTTCAGGAATTCGAGAGCGAGGCGGAAAAGCGCGAGCGCGAACGCCTCGAGAAACAGCAGGAGTGGGAAAAGCTCTCCAAGACGGAGCGCGAGCGGGCGGAAAAGCTCGACAAGGAGCTGGCGGAGTTGCGCGACAAGGTCGCCAACAGCGAGCGCACCGCCACCGCTGAGGGCATTGTGGCCGGCCTCATCGACAAAGAGGCGACCGGCGGCGTGCAGCGCTATGAGCTGCTGCGCAAGGAAGCCCTGCAGTTCATCTCCCACACCCCGGAAGGAGTAAAGATCAACGGCCCGGACGGCCAGGCGTGGGACGCCAAGCAGCTGGGCAAACATCTGACCGAAACCTATCCGTTCCTTGTGGACGGAAGCAAAGCGACCGGGGGCGGGGCTCCTGGCGGCAAAGGCGGCGGGGCCGTCACGAAGAAGTTTCACGAAATGACAGGCGCAGAGCTGAAGGCCCTCAAAGACGAGGACCCGGAAGCCTACAGGCGCCTCCGTGACGAACACCACCAACAGAGGTAAGCAATCATGGCGACTACCCGCCTTTCCGACATCATCGACGTGGAGGTCTTCCAGGACCTCCCGCAAATCAACGGCCCCGAAAAGACCGCGTTCTTCCAGTCCGGCATCGTTACCCGTAACCAGATGCTGGACAACATGGCGTCCCAGCCGGGCAAGCTGATCGAGCTGCCGTACTGGAATGACCTGGACGGCGCTGACGAGGTCAACTACAGCTCCGACGACCCTTCGTCCAACGCTACGCCGTCCAAGATCACCCAGGGTGAACAGATCGCCCGCAAGGCGTTCGTCAACAAGGGCTGGTCAACCGCCAACCTCGCCTCGGAGCTGGCCATGGGCGGCAGCGCGATGGATGCCATTCGCGCCAAGACCGATATGTACTTCCAGCGCCAGTGGCAGCGCCGGCTGATCGCTGCGGTTAAGGGCGTGATGGCCGACAACGTGGCCAATGACGACGGCGACATGGTGTACGACATCGCGTCCGAATCGGTGGCCGGGCAGAGCGCCAGCACTCGCTTCAGCCGCGACGCCTTCATCGAGGCCGCCTACACCATGGGCGACCAGGTGGACGGCGTGACCGCTATCGCCGTGCACTCCATGGTCGCGAAGCAGATCACCAAGCTGAACGACGCCGAAGACGTGCGCGACTCCGAGGGCAACCTGCTGTACCGCGCGTACATGGGTCGCCGGATCATCGTCGACGACAGCCTCCCGGCCGTGGCCGGCACCACCGACGGCGTGAAGTACACCTCCGTGCTGTTCGGCCCGGGAATCTTCGGCTATGGCGAGGGTTCCCCGCTGAACCCGGTGGCGCTGGATGAAGACGAATCCGCCGCCGATGGCGCGGGCGTGGAAGAGCTGTGGCTGCGCAAAACGTGGCTGCTGCACCCGTTCGGCTTCCAGCAGACCGGCACTCCTGCCGGCAACAGCTTCACCCAGGCCGAGCTGGCCACCGCTGCGGTCTGGACTCGCGTCCTCGAGCGCAAGCTGGTGCCGATGGCGTTCATGGTAACCAACTAAACCGGCGGCCTTCGGGCCGCCTCTTCGGAGGCAATCATGGCTGAAGAGAAGACCAACCAGGACGGCTTGGTCCCCGGTGCCCCGGTGGACATCGAGACCGTTATGCGCCTGGAGCGCAAGCATGCTGCCGAGCGCGCCAAAACGGCGGCCAAGCCGGCGGCTAAAGCCAAAACGGCGGCCAAGCCGAAGGAATAACCGATGACCGATTACATCACCGTCGCGGACGTGGACCAGATTCTGGGCGCCAGCTGGGCAGAGGAGGCCGACAAGGCCGCCGCTGTGCTTCAGGCCAACACCTGGATGACGGCCCGGGCCGTGGTGGCCAGCGATCCGGCGGAGGAAGCCATCAAGACGGCCGGGGCGTATCTCGCCCAGGAATCCGCCGCTGGCACCCTGTACACCGACACCCAGGGCGACATCAAACGCACCCGGGTAAAGGCGGATACGGTGGAATCGGAAACGGAGTATCAGGACGGTGCCCGGGCTCGCTCGGGCAACCTGTCCTTTGTCTTTGACCTGCTGCGGCCGTATTTCCCGGTCGGCGGCGGGTCCACCTTTCCGGTGCGGAGAGCCTGATGGGTCTTCGCGCTGACGTACAAACCGGCATCGCTGCGGCGTTTGATGACGCCCTGGCCGATGCGGTGCGCAGCTTCACTCTGACGCGGGTGACCGGCACCGATTACGACCCCCTGACCGGCGAGGAGACCCAGACCACCGAGACCTTCCAGGGTCGCGGCGTGTTCGGGGGCTTCAAGACCGAGCAGGTCGACAACGAGCACATCCTGGCCACCGACGAGAAACTGACCGTGCTGCAGAGCGAGATCGGCACCGATCCAGAGATCGGCGACGACATCGGCGGCAAGCGGGTGATGAACACCTGGCAAGACCCGGCTTCTGTCGCCTGGATTGTCCAGCTGAGGGACGCATGAGCTTCGCGGCGGACGTAAAGAAGTTCAGCCGGATGGCGAGTCAGTCCCTGGAGAAGACCGCCCGGGCCGTGGAAATCCAGGTGTTCGCGGAGGTGATCAACCTGTCACCCCGTCGCACCGGCCGCTTCGTCGGCAACTGGCAAATTTCCCAGGGTGCGCCGACTGACGGCGAGCTTGCCCGGGAGATCGAGAAACAGCAGGCCGTTAACGAGATGAACGAGGTGGTGGCGGCCCTCAAGGGCGGGGGTGTCACCTTCATGGCCAACAACCTGCCGTACGCGCATCGCCTGGAGTTTGATGGCTGGTCCAGGCAGGCCCCGGAGGGCATGGTCCGCCGGACCGTGGCCCGCTTTAACCAGATCGCCGACGAGGCTGCCAAGAAGAACCGCGTATGAGAAACCTGGATATTCGCAATGCGCTGGTCCTGAGCTGGCTGGATGGTGATTTCGGCCTGACCACGGCGTTCCCGAACAAGGATTTCACCCCGGGCACAGACCCGTGGGCCGCTCTGTTTGTGGTGCCGAGCCAGCCCGGCGTGGCCACCTGCGGCGATGAAGGCCAGGACCGCCACGACGGGTTCCTGCAGATCGACCTGAATCACCCGCTCAACGACGGAGACATCCCGGCCATCACCCTGGCCGACCAGATCGCCCGGCGGTACAAGGCGGGCACGCGCTTCGACGCCCCGGCCCTGTCCGAAACCCTGATCGCCGATTTCCAGGCCCAGGAGTTCCTGGTCTGGGATCCGCTCAAGGTGCTGATCCGCTCCTGCGGCTACCAGCAGCCGCGGCGGGTCGAGAACTGGTCCCGAACCACGATGACGATTTTCTACTCAGCATGGGTAAGCAGAGGCTATACAGAATGAATCCTATCTACCCCGATCGTCCCCACGACCCGGATTTGGAGATCGACCCTGGCAGAGAGATGTCCAGTCCAATTACCACCTATGCCTTTGACCAAGCGGCCGAAAACCTTAGAGCAAAAGTGCAGAGGGCGGTTGATGAGTTTCACCAGGCTACAGGTGGATTGTGCGCTCCGTCTCTGGATGTGACCAGCACCCCGATCACAACCATGAGCCAATCCGTTCATCGCTATATCAGCAAGGTGGATGTTGAGCTTCAACTGAGAACCGTTTAAAGCCGCTGCGCCCTACCGTCGTGAGACGTGGGGGCGCGGTGCATTTCTTTGGTCGAGCCGGTGAGACGCGCACCGGGGGAAGCCTTGCGGACTGGGGTGAGAAAGAGACCAGCGCCATCCAGCTAGCTACTGGGACCAAAAATCCCCGACACCTGGGGCGAAAAGCGCCTGATCAGCGCGAAGTAGCGAGTGGTGTGACTGCCCGGGTGAGAGAATCCGGGAACCTTTTAGAAGGGCTGCCATCCGGCGGCCCTTTTTTGTTTCTGGCCGTCGTGAGACGTCCCAACCGCCCCGTCGTGAGACGCGGCTTTCCCAATGATGGAGGTTCGTTATGGGCTGCCCTGCAAACGGCTCACGCCACTCTATGGCCCTGGTGGCCGAAACCGAAGCCGGCACCACTCCGGCAACCCCCGCGTTCACCCCGATTCGCCAGACCGGCACCACGCTGGCCCTGACGAAGGAGGCTCTGCAAAGCAACGAGCTGCGCGCCGACCGTCAGATCGCCGACATGCGCCACGGCAACAAGCAGGTGGGCGGCGACATCTCCACCGAACTGAGCTACGGCGGTGCGTTCGGCCCCATGCTGGAAGCGGTGCTGTGCGGCACCTGGGAAGCGGACACGCCGTCCGCCGGCACCGACACGCTGAAGGCGGGCGTGGTTCGCCGGCCCTTCACCATCGAGCGCCACTTTGCGGACATCGGCCAGTACCTGCGGTATCTGGGGTGTGAGTTCAACACCTGGAGCCTGACGGTCTCCACCAACGCCATCATTACCAGTTCGTTCGGGCTGGTGGGCCGCTCCATGGATGCGCCGGCTCAAACCGCGATTGCTGGCGCCACCTACGACCCTGCGTCCACCAGCAGCCCGTTCGATTCGTTCTCCGGCCAAATCAACGAAGGCGGGTCATCCATTTCGACCGTCACCGAGCTGTCCCTGACCCTGGAGAACGGCCTGTCACCGCTGTTCGTGGTGGGCTCTGACAGCGCGGCGTGCATGAGCATCGCCCGCTCCAACCTGACCGGCTCCATCACGGCGTTTTTCGACAGCGAGACGCTGTACGAGAAGTTCCTTAACGAAACCGAATCCAGCCTGGAGTTCACCCTGAGCGACGGCACGAACGCCTACACCTTCAGCCTGCCGCGCGTGAAGTACAACTCCGGCCAGCCGGACGTGAGCGGCGAAGGCGAGGTGACCGTCTCCATGGACTTCCAGGCCCTCTTTGACGCCACCGAGGAAAGCCAGATCGTGATCCTGCGGGGTGCTGCGTAATGAAGATGGAAGCCCTGTTCACCCGTGAGAAGGCCAACGAGGGCACCAAGGTGCCCCTGTCCTACGCCGACGGCACGCCCACCGACCACCACCTGGTCATCCGCTCCCAATGGTCCGACGCCTTCCAGCAGGCCAAGCAAGACGCTTACCGGCAGGACATGGAAGCCCTGGCCAAGGGCGAGGCCGTGGACAGCACCGAGCGCCACGTGACGCTGTGCGCGGCCCTGGTGGCCGGCTGGGACCTGGAAGAGGAGTTCACCGAGGAGAACGTGAAGATCCTGCTCCGCGAAGCGCCCCAGCTTCGGGACATGATCGACCGCCACGCCTCGCGTGATGCGCGTTTTTTCGGGAAGCCGTCCACCGACTCTACGAGTGGGCGGAAGCGGAAATAGGGGACACGATTCCGGACCCCAAGACCGGCGCCAGCCGCCGGCAGCAGCTTGAGGCGGTTTACCGCCAGACCGGCAAGAAACCCAAGAGCCTGAAAGCAGACCCGCCCCCGGATGGCACCGCCTACCTGTGGGGCTGGTTCTGCGAGCTGGGCGATTGCTCCTACACCGAGATCCACCACTGGGCCGCATTGAAGCGAATCCACCTCCTGCCCTGGGAAGTGGACGTGCTGCGGCATCTGGATCACCTGAGATCGAAGGCATGGCATGACCGAAACAGCGCGTCTCGTACTGGCCGTTGACAGCCGTGAAGTCGACCGTGGCCAGCGGTCCCTGGATGGCCTGACCGACAAGTCACGCCGGGCCGAGCAGGAAACCGAGCGGCTCACCCGTGCCACCGACCAACTGGGTGGGGCGTATCGCGGCCTGCGCAATGTGCTCGCCGCAGTGGGCATTGGTGTGGCGATCCGCGCCGTTGTTCAGGCGTCCGACACCTACTCCGAGCTGCGCTCCCAGCTGCGGCTGGTGACCGAGAGCCAGGAGGAGCTGAACGACACCTACGAGGCGGCCTACAAGCTGGCCCAGGAGACCCGTGGCGGCCTCGGCGAGACTATCAACCTGTACGCCCGGCTGGCTCGCTCCAGTGAAGAGCTGGACCTGACCAACCAGCAGCTGTTGACGGTCACCCGAGCCATTAACCAGTCGTTCGTGGTCTCCGGCGCCAGCGCGCAGGAAGCGGCCTCCGCCACCCTCCAGCTTTCCCAAGGCATGGCCTCCGGCACGCTGCGCGGCGAGGAGCTGAACTCGGTTCTGGAGAATAGCCCCCGCCTGGCGCGCGCCATTGCTGACGGCCTGGGCGTGACGATCGGCCAGCTGCGGGAGCTGGGCGCCGAGGGCCAGCTGACCGGCTCGGCGGTGACCCGGGCGCTCCTGTCCAGCGCGGACAGCATCAACCGCGAATTCCAGGACATGCCCCGCACCGTGGGCCAGTCTCTCCAGCAGCTGCGCAATGACCTGATTGACACCTTCGGTGAGACCGACGTTTCCGGCTTCAACGATGCCATTGATGACCTGCGGGAACTTGTCACCGACCCGAACTTCAAGGAAAGCGTTGTCACCCTCGGCACGGCGTTCGCCACGCTGATCGGCACCATGGCCTCCGGCGCCAGCGAAGTGGTGAAGTTTACCGAATACCTTGGCGCAGAATTTGCGTCGAAGTTCAACGGCGTGGCCGCCGACGACATCCCGCGCCTTGAGCGCGAGCTCGCCGGGCTGGAAAAGCAACTGAATGCATCCTTCCTGGAGAAGGACATCGGTCTGATCTTCACCAGCAAGGAAGAGATCAAGCGCAAGATTGAAGAGGTGCGGGAGCGGCTTCAGGTTGCCTACGACTTGCAGCAGAGCTTTAACCGGGGATTCGGGAACACCAGCCCGGACCAGAGAGGCGGCGACGATCCGCCTGAGCCGCCTAGCGGCGGCAACGACAAGGCCACCGACTCCATCCAGAAGCGGGTCGCAGCCCTCCAGCTGGAAGCCGAAACCCTGGGCATGACGGCCCGCCAGGAGGAGCTGTACCGCGCACGCAAGGAAGGCGCCACCGCCGCGCAGCTCGCCGCCATCGACGGGTCATACCGGCAGATGGAGGCGTATGAGGCCGAGCAGAAGGCGCTGGAGGAGAAGGCGGAGTTTGAGCGAGCACTGGAGCGCGACCTCGGCGAGATTCAGGACCGCTATGCCTCTGAGCGGGAGCTCCTAGCGGAAGACCTGATGCTTCGCCGGGAGACCATCCTGGAATCCTACGAGCTAGGCCTGATCGACCGCCAAGAAGCCAATGCACTGCTCCAGGAATCCAACCGCGAGTATTACGACGAGCTGGACGCGCTCAGGAATCTGGACATTGAGCGCGAGCAGAAAGCCAGCCAGATGGTCACGTCTGCCCGGCTGGCGGCGGCCCAGCAAGGGGTGGGGCTGCTGCAGTTTTTCGCCCGCGAGAACGAGGCAGTCGCCCATGTGGTGCTTGGCGTTCAGACTGCTCTGTCTGCGGCGATGGCATGGACCAATACACTGGTGGCCGCCACCCGGGCCGTTGCAGAACTTGGCCCCATCGCCGGCCCGCCTGCAGCAGCCAGCATCATGGCGTGGGGTAAGCTGCAGGTCGGCCTGATCGCCGCCACCGGATTGGCCAAGGGCTTCATGGGTGGCGCCGGTGGCGGCAGCCCTTCGGGGGCCGGGGGCGGCTTCGGCGGCAGCCCTGAAGCGGCGCCCCCGAGCCCGCTGCCGCCCCGAGACAGCAACTCCGGCGGCAATCTGACCATCGTGTTTCAGGGGGACGTGACAGGCTTCGATCAAGACGAGCTTGCTGATACTCTCCTGAACAAGATGGGGGACGAGATCAACAATCTCGACAGGGTGGTGATCGACCCCAGATCCAGAAACGGAAGAATGCTCAGGGGACGATGAGATGAAACACTTTCTTATGGCTGTGGCTGCCGCCGCAGCATTGATCGGCTGCGCCACGCCGTTGGATGGCCTTCTCGATAGTCGCTATTCCGAGGTCCAGCCGGCTCCGGCGCCATCGCAGATGGTTGGCACATGGACCGGAAGCATGGGGCCCTATTTGCTGACCCTGCAGTTAGAAAGCGATGGCACGGGCCTGTACTGCTACTCCTGGAACGAGAAGCACGCCGTAAACAGGATAAAATACGATGGCGAACGCCTAGTGTTTCAGGATGGCTCAATGGCCTCCATCATTGAGGCGGCGCCGGACAAGCTGATCATCCGCCCTGATTACTCGCATGCAAGTCGGTCCACGCTGAGCCCGGATGAGGGACTGGCGGAGGCTTCTCCGTACTGTGCGAATGCCGTCAAGGAGGCAAAATGAACATTCATGATGATTTCCCCGGTCGCGCCGATGACTCCGCCGGAGACAATAATTCTGCGCTGATTCTGGCCAATATGCACTTCCTGCAGGCGGTCGTTAAGGAGCTCATAGCAAGCGGGATGCTGGACGGAAAGATGGCAGCCAGTAACTTGGCGGAATCAGCCTTGAAGGCTGAATTCTCTTATAGCGGCCCGAACTGGGATTTCTATCATCGACTAGTGCAGATGTTTGCCGAGGTGCTGCAGGAGAACAGGAAAGGCGAGGCCGGCCCGACCGGACCAGCCCACTAAACAGACCCCGCTACGGCGAGGTTCAGCTTTCCAGGCCCTGCCATTCGGCGGGGCTTTTTCGTTTCTGGAGCCCTGAATGGCCACGATCACCTATATCGCCAAGCGCAGCCTTATGGCTGGGCATGTCGAGGGCGAGGAGTACACCTTTGAGGTGCCGATTTCCGACTGGACGCCGCGCCCCCGGCGACAGGTGGCCAGCTCCACCTCTCTGTCTGGCCGGCGCTTCGAGCGGCTGACCCGAATTGACCGGGAGTGGCGCACTTCCACAGTCGCCGAGGACGACGAAACCAAGCTGGCCCAGCTCGAGGAGTTCCTGGATTCCGTGTCCGGCGGCGAGACATTCGACATCACCCCCTTTGCAACGCTCTACACCTGCCAGCTGGAGGGCGACCCGAGCTGGTCGCTGGTGAATAGCGTGGGCTTCTACTCGGTCAACTTCACGGTACGCGAGTTCGTATGAGAATCGATAACAGCGCCTTCGCCGAGATCAACGACAGCCAGTGGCAGGCCCCGCAGTTCGTTGTGTCCCTGGACTTCGGCGATAGCGACCTGTTCTACCTGACCTCTCACGCCATCACCGGCCTGACCGGCGAGAACGTCATCGAGGGCGTGCTGGTCAGCATCTCCGGCACCTCCCAGAAGCTGAACCCGGACAAGGCGAACGCGGAGATCGGCAGCCTGAACTTTGAGGTGCTGGACGACGGCCTGACCGCGCTGCAGGCGGACCGGCTGAGCCAGGGCAAAGGCCTGCGGGGCAAGACGGTCCGGTTCTATGTCGGCGATGAGGCCCTGCCGTGGTCCAGCTACATCCTGGCCACCACCCAGATCGTGGATGAGGCCGGCTATAAGGATCTGTCCTACAGCTTCAAGTGCGCCGACGTTCAGCGGATGCTCCGTGAGGACGTGTTCAAGCCGAAGGAAACGCGGCTGAACCGCACTCTGGAGGCTGATTCGGATGAGATCGAGGTCCTGACCACCAACGGCTTTGAGCCGTACCAGCACCCGAACGTTGCCGGTGCCGTGGCCGCCGGCCAGAAAGTGGGCCTTTTGCACCTGGAGGGCGATGACGACGACTTCGAGATTGCCTCTTACACCGGCAAGGAGGCCAACAAATTCACCGGCGTGACCCGGGGCCTGTTCGGCACAACACCGCTGCGTATCGAGCTGAGCAATACCACCGACAGCGAGTCCAGCCCCAAGGTGACGGAGTTCATCTACCTGGAAATGCCGGGGCCGATGCTGGCCTATGCGGTGCTTACCGGGGCGGTCTACGGCCACCCCGGTGAATATCTGCCGGAGCACTGGCAGCTTGGCGTGCCCGCCGAGTTCATCCGTACCAGCGATTTCGAGAGCATTGGTGAAGATCTCTGGGTGCCGGAGGACCCGAACCAGGGTTTGATCGTTCGCCTGGCTGGCCTGGAAGAGGAAGACGGCAAGAAGTTCCTGGAAGAGGAGGTGTTCCTGCTGATGGGCTGTTACCCGCCCATCTATTCCGATGGCCAGCTGGGTATGCAGCGCATGACGGCCGTGCACTCCACCGGTGGCTATGTCCGTCGCCTGGACGCCGACACCGTGGCGGATTATGGCGACCTGACCCACGACATGGGCGCGGTGATCAATGAGATCTTCGTGTCCTGGAACTGGGACATCTTCCAGGAAGAGCTCACCCGCCTGAACTACCTCCCGGACATGGAGTCGATTCGGGCGCATGGCCAGGCCGAGAAAAAAGAGCTTGAGTTCCGGGGCCTGTACAGCAGCCGGCACAGCTCGCAGACGATCCAGCGGCTTATCGCCAGCCTTCGGGACCGATACGCGGGCCCGCCGCTGCGCCTGGACCTGACCCTGACCCCGGACCAGAACGACCTCGAGGTGGGCGACATCGTGCGGGTCGACCTGTTCGAGGTGCAGGATTACACCGGCACGACCGTAGACGGCCACCTGAACCGGAACTTCGAGATCCAGCAGATCAGCACCGACTGGCGGACCGGCAAGGTCAAGGTGAAGCTGTTCGGGTCCAGCCAGAAGGCCGGCGCGCTGCCGCCGCAGGAGACCGGCACGGCCATCCCGGACGAATGGTATGAGCGGGGCACCGAGATCAGCCCCACCAACTTCCCGGGCGTGGTGACCGTCTCCGGCGGGGTTACCCGGGTGGAGGGGCTGCTGGACCTGGCCGGTGGGGAAGGGCTGGGCGATGAGGCGTCGTTCTTCTGGTGCCCCACGGACCTCACCTGCGACGACGCCGCTGAAATCCGCATCTCCGACAACGTGGCCCTGCTGGTGCGTGGCTTCTTCTCGCTGAACAACGCCAAGATCAACGGCAAAGGCCGCGGCTACCCGGGTGGCGCCGGGACCACCAGCATGGTCTCTACCGGCGGCTATTTCTTCAACTATGGCAGCCGCTGGGATGCGGCGAACAAGGGCACCCCGGGCTTTATCGACATCCAGTCGACGCCGCAGGGCGGCCGGGGCTATCAGAACCGGGGCACGCTCGACCCGTATCTGCTGGACGTGGACGGCCTGGCCACCATGCGGCCGGCCGGGGCCATCATTGGCGGCCGGATCCAGCCGGGCCAGACCCCACCCCCGGTGTACGAGCAGGACGAAAGCGGGATCACCCTGTACCCGGTGGACCTCCGCGGCTCCAGCGGCAGCGGCGGCGGCTCGGTAATCTCCAACTACGACGGATTCATCGAGTACGAACGCCCTGGTGGGGATGGCGGGGCCGGTGGTGCGGGCCTGATGATCGTGGCGCGCGGCATGACCATCGGCGTAAACGGCTACATCGATGTCAGCGGGGCGGCCGGCAGCACGCCCCCGGGCCCCGACTACAGCCCCTCGGCGGACCCCCAGCTGCACATCTGGGCCGGCTCCGGTGGCCCGGGCGGCCCGGGGGCCTGTTACATCCTGATCGACGGGCTGGCCAACGCCCCCAGCATCAACGAGCGCACCGCAATCGCCAATGGCGGGGACCTGGTGTGGGCCGGCCGGCGCCTCAAGCCCTACAAGGTCACCAACGACGGTACTGTCACGGTCTCCAGCGACAAGGGTCCCGCCCCGCAGCAGGGCACGGCCACGACCTCGCCGGCGCCGGGCGCCATGGTCTGGGAAACCGCCTTCACCGTGCAGATCCTGACCGGCTACATCGAGCCGGTGGAGGACGAGCCGGTGGTGACCCTCAATCCGCCGGTTGTGACCCTGCAGGAAGCCACCAACACCCCGCGCACCGCCAACGCAAACCTTTCCACCATCGAGGTGGGCGTCCAGCCGCCGAGCGTGAGTAACTACGCCTACGGCCTGGTGGAGTACCGCGAAAAGGGCCAGGCGGGCTGGTTCGAGGTCGGCCCGGCCTCGCCGGAGGCCACGTTTGTGGTGCCCAGCGACGGCAAGACCTACGAGGTCCAGGTCCGGGGCGTCTCCCTGCGCGGCAAGGTGAACCAGGACGGCGCCACCGCCGAGATCACCACCACCAAGGTCAGCGCTCCGGGTGACGGCCAACCTGATGATAAGGGGCCGGAGGACGAAGCTGACCAGGTGGTCCCAGCGCCGCCAGTTACCGGGATGGAGCTGTTCCAGCAAGGGAACGACACGGTATTTGGCGGCAAAGACGTCAAGGTGGTATGGCGCAAGAACTCGGTCACCGAGTGGGTCGAGATGGGCGCCGAGGGCAGGCAGGGTGCCGGCAAAGGCGCCTTGGATCTCTATTTCAAGGATTACCAAGTCGAAGTTTGGGCCGATGTGGCTGGGCTTTTGCAGTTGGTGCGCACCGAATGGGTGGTTGACCCGGAATTCATCTATACCTACGAAAAGAACGCCGAGGACTTTGCCCGAGAGACCGGTAGTGCCGGGGCATGGCGGGAAATGGAATTTCGGGTCTACTGCCGAGGGCGGCAGAACCAGATCAGCGCCCAGGCGGCGCGGCTCAGCGTGGAGAACGTCGCTCCACCCCTGCCGGGCGCCCTGACTATCTCCGCCGGCTTCCGCAGCGCGCAGATCGACTTCGAGCCGCCGGAAGACCTGGATTACCGCGACTCCCGGGTATGGATGAGCCAGAGCACCGGCTTCACCCCCGGCCCTGAGAACCTGGTGGCCCAGCAGTACGGCGGGCCGGTGGTGCTGTCCGGCCTCACCGACAACAGCACCTACTACCTGCGGTTTGCCACCTATGACGCCTTCGGCCAGGGCACGATCAGCAGCCAGTTCACGGTCACCACGCCGTCGCTGTCCGCTGGTGAGGTGGAGGGCCTGAGCCCCTGGGCCACGGTCACCGACGCCGACCGGGCGTTCATCGACGCCAATCTGGCCAATGACGCGATCGACAGCACCAAGATCGTCAAGCTCACCGCCTCCAAGATCGTCACCGGCACCCTGGCCGCCACCGAGAAAATCAGCGTGGAAGGGCAGGTGGAAAGCGTGGTGGGCGATGCCGTGGCGACGCTGGGGCCGAAGTCCGCCGACGGCAAAACCGGGATGATCACCTACCAGTACGCCGGGACCACCCTGTTTGCCGTCTACAGCGACGGCTCGGCGGCGTTCTCCGGCTCCGTGGTGATCACCGGGGGCAGCGGCTACAGCAATCTGAGCGACAAGCCGGGCTCGCTGGCCGACATCAACAGCACGGAGGCGGACACGCTCACCCAGGCATCCGCCGACGCCGCCCAGGCAATCCTGGATGCAGCCGATGCCCAGGCGGCGGCAGACGGCAAGGTCGCGAGCTTTTACCAGTCCTCGGAGCCCACCGCCGATGGTGTGGGCGACCTCTGGGTGGATTCCGACACTGACCGCCTGTACCGCTGGGATGGCACCTCATGGGTGGAGATTCAGGATGAGGGCATCGGCCAGGCTCTTTCTGATGCCGCGACGGCACAGGGCACGGCGGATAGCAAAATCCTTACCTTCTACCAAGCCGGCGAGCCCACGGCACAGTCCGTCGGCGACCTGTGGGTGGACACCGACGACCAGAACCGGCTGCATCGGTGGGACGGATCGGTGTGGCAGGACGTGCGGGATGCGGCCATCGGTCAGGCGCTGGCCGAGGCCGCCGCCGCCCAGTCCACCGCCGACGGTAAAATCCAGTCGTTCTATCAGGCATCGGAGCCCGCTTCCGGCATGAGCGAGGGCGACCTGTGGTTCGATACGGACGACGGTAACCGCGCTTACCGATACGACGGCACCGCATGGCAGGACGCCCAGGACAGCGGCATTAGCACGGCGCTATCCGAGGCCGCTGACGCCCAGGCCACCGCCGACGGCAAGGTCACCACGTATTTCTCCACCAGCACCCCGACGGCGGAGGCGGTGGGCGACCTCTGGTACAACGACAGCACGAAGCTGCTGAAGCGCTGGAACGGCACAACCTGGGACGATTCAGGGAGCCTTGGCGCCGACTGGTACAGCAACCTGTCGGGCATCCCGTCCCGGCTGGGTGACACGCCCTCCACCGGCCTGAATCTGACCGCCACCCACCTGGGGTATTACGACGGTGCTAGCTGGACCGCCTACATCGACGATAACGGCGATTTCTATTTCGGCGACGGCGGAGAAAAGTATATCCAGAAAGTGTCCGGCGATCTTGTGATCGGCGAGGAAACCGATTTCAGGGGTTTCGCCAACTTCAACTCCTTGGATTATAGCCGGTACATCGTTTCCCATTTGGAGCAGGAATATAACCAGATTACTGAGACCGGCACGTCAATCGTTTTTCTGACGCCCGCCGACGGCGACGTCTTTGCCAAGCCCGGCTCAATAAAGATGACGGTGGACAGCGGGGTTAATGACAAAATCGCCCGGCTTTCACCGGATGTAGACGGTCTATCTTTTCAAGAGTGGTCCACCTTCCAGGCGAGGCTATCTTTTGAGGTGATGGCGCGGTTCCTCGGCTCTGACGATGGTGACGCGGATTGGTTTATCGGCAAAGGCAGCGTGCATGGAGGCATCCTGGATGCCTTTGGGTTTAGGTATTTTCAGGATTCTGGCGCATCAGGGGCAAAGCTTTATGCCTGGTCATCTCAATACACAGGCTCCCCCTCATATACGGCTGTTGAATTGGCTGCCGACCCATCCTTCGAGGTTAGGCTTGGCTGTCGCCAATACAGCGACAGGATTGAATACTATGTCGACAGGTCTTTGGTTGCGACCATAACCACCAACCTGCCCGTGCCAACCAATACAACCTCGGTTCGGTTTCCGGCGGCTTCGCTTTATTGCCCTGGAACATCCAGTCAGCTTCAGACCCTTTACATCGGCGAGGCGAGATACCTCCAGAAAGACCCAGCGGTATTTAATTCCGATTAACCGGAGAACCCCATGTCACAGTACAGAACCGGAACCGCGTCGGCGGTTCAGGATAGCGCCGTTGTGTCCGGCGTCGGCACAGCCTGGCTGGCCAACGCCAGCGCCGGGGACAGCTTCGTCATGGCCGGCACGGGCGTCGTTTATGACATCGCCAGTGTGGACAGCGACACGCAGCTGACCCTCACCGTCCCGTACAAGGGCGCGACTCGCTCAGGCGCCTACGCCATCCAGCGCGATTTCACTGCCGACGGCATTCCCGAGATGGCCCAGGGCGACATCGAGACGGCCACCATCTTCACCCGGGCGATGCGGAAGATTCAGAGCCGCTTCAACCTGATCACCGGCGTCGCGGCCAATGGCGCGCCCACCTACGGCGACACGACGGCCGGCATCGCGGGTACTTCAGACACCGAGTTCTTCTGGGTGCCGGATGCTGGCGGCCTGACGCTGTACAAGAACGATAACGGTACGGCCGTGGAGCAGGGCGACTACCCCAACAGCCAGACCCTGGCCGATGCCGTGGATGCCATGACAGGCATGGAGTCGCGATTCCTCGCCCTGATCGGCAGCCTGCACCCGTCATTCGGCGAGACCAGTCTGTACGCCGACTTTAAAGCCCAATCGTTCGTCTTGGAGGTGGAGTGATGCGCAACATGAAAACGGTCCCCTATGACGAAATGTTTACCCTGTCCGCGCCGTCTCCGAAGTGGGTGTGGAATGCGCAGGGGCAGCTGGTGGAGATTCCGGCGGGACAGCCTGCTTTCGGCTACGACCGCTTCACCGGTGAGCCTCTCGGGCAGATTGTCGAGTCTGTCGGGGCCACCAATGTTCTGCTTAATAGCTTTGCCCCGGCCACGCAGACGGTGAGTGTCAGTGATGCCACGACCTACACCCTGAGCGTCTATGGCTCCGGGTCGGCGGAAATCACAGCCGGAGGCTCTGGCACAGCAACGGATGGCTCCCCCCTCACGTTCACCACGGCCGGCACCAGTGTGACCGTTACGGTGACCGGCACCCTGGAGGTGTTTCAGCTTGAGGCGGGTAGCGCGGCCACATCACCAATTGAAACCACGGGCAGCGCAGTCACCCGAGCCGCTGACATTGCGACAATTCAAAACGTGGATACGGCGGAATGGTGGGGAGCGAGTGAAGGCTGGGCGCGGGTACAGTTTGACGGGATGCGCCAGGTAGGTGGGAACACTACGTTGCTTTTGTTGTCAGGCGGCGGGACGCGCTTTGTCATGTATACAGACTCCAGCGCCGCTTTGTTGTCGTATGATGGAACGAATATTTTAAACTCTGGCGTCCCGTGCGTTGATGTCCCAACAGCCGGGATTGTTACATGGTCGACACCTCAAGGCACGTTTAAAATTCTGGCTGATGGAGGGTCTGTTGTTTCATCCAGCTATAACGGGTCTTTCTCCGGAATCTCAAATTTCAATATCGCCGTTGATGATATGACGGTTGAATTAGGGCACTTGTCATTTGGCAAAAATTATCTGTCCGACTCTGAAATGCTCGACAAAATTCAGGAGCTAACGTCATGAGCCAATGGCAACCGATATACCTACGCGCTGATGACGAAGCGGCAATGATGGCAGCCCTGGACGCTGCTGGGCTTATCTTCATTGACGAAGACGAACAGCAGCAGGTGGGCGGCGATCCGTTCTGCATCCGGGTGCTACTATTGCCGAACCTGACCGAGACGACCGGCGAGGGCGAAGACGCGGTAAGCACTCCGATTCCCGGCTATCACGTCAACGTCATTGTGCGGCCCGATTGCCTCGACCAGTACACTGCCTCGCTGGCCGGTGTGATCATCGACCCGCCGCCGGAGACGCCACACGTCAAATACGCGGGGTGCGGATGATCGAGCTATACGGAAGCCGCGAGCAGATCACGGCCGCCATCGAGGCGGAAGGCGGGCAGATCGACGCCGGGCAGATCACGGTCCAGGGCTCGGCCACGCGCCACGGCATCGAGTTCACTGCGGTGGGGGCGAACCTGTATTCCACCGATGATGAATTCGTGGCCCTGGTTCGGGATCAGTTGCCCGCCGAGTAACGCTGACCTCTGGTCGCTGGCCTCCCTGCCGACGGCGGACAATGCCAGGGTAGGGCGGCCGCTTCGGGCTGTCTGTAGGCTGGCGGCCACAGATCGCGTCAGCCTGGGAGTACAGGACGGACGGACAGTGTTCCGGTGATGCAAAACGCCGCCGCAAGCCATTGATTTGCAAGGTTTGCGAAACGCCACAAAGCACTGTCTTTTTGGTCAGTCGGGAAAGCCTGAAACCCAATAAAATCAATAAGATAGGCTGATTACGCCGCCTGCATGGGGTGCAAGGGGTCGAAGGTTCGAATCCTTCCGTCCCGACCAAATAAAACGAAGAGGGTCAGTGACTTACGGGCACTGGCCCTTTTTCGTTTCTGGACCAAATCAAAACAAAATCAAAATG